TCGTAGAGAAACACCCGTTCGATGAAGTTTTCCCGCAGGGTGTCGTCATTGAGTCTGCCCTCTTCTTCCAGGGGCATGAGGGGATAGTGGCGTTGCAGGGCCGCAGCAAACAGTCCGCTGGCCTCACGGTGCTGGACATGGCCGTCATCGTTATAGACGCGGATACGCTCCATACCGCAACTGGGGGATTTGGCCATCAGGATATAGCCCCGCAGCGGTGCCAGAGAGGGCATGGCCCGGTCGATGAAATCCTGCATCAGCTCGGTATGGTCACGCAGGCCGTCGGTCGTGATTAACCGCAGCATCCCGTCTTGCTCGGTGAGGTGCATGGCCTTGCGAGGCGCGCTGAGCCCTGACCCCATTTCCGGGCAGAGGGAACGAAACTCGAAATAACGGGACAAAACGCCGGTGCAGTAGCGGGAATGTTTGTGCCCCTTGTCGTGGCGCACTTCCAGACCCAGCAAACAGGCGCTGATACCAACCGGGATTTTTGCAGAGCGGATCATGTGCCACCTCATACCTGTACAAAGAATTATATTTGTACAAGTTTAGGCCGGAGTACAGTCAACACGCCGTGAAGCCTGTGATGATCCTGCCTCGCGGCATCACAACCGGTGGGTGCAATCACGGGCCAGGCTATCTATACTGCCCGAAAAACTGACCAAATGGACAGTATTATGCGTATCCTTGTGTGTGGCGGTCGGGATTTTTCCGACCAGGCATTACTCACCCGCAGCCTGGCACGGCTGCTGCGTGACAACACCTTCAGTCTGCTGATTCACGGCAATGCCAGTGGCGCAGACCGGCTGGCCAGCCAGTGGGCCCATGACAGCGGTGTGGACCAGGTCAGTTACCCGGCCAACTGGGTGGCCCACGGCCGGGCGGCGGGCCCCATGCGTAACCGGCGCATGCTCCATCACGGACGGCCCCAGGCCGTGGTGGCCTTTCCCGGCGGACGAGGCACCGCCAACATGATTCAGCTGGCCGAGGATGCGGGCCTGCCAGTCTGGCAGCCGGCGCTGGATGGCGAAGATGGCCTGCCCACAGCCCAGGGCCTGGTCGCCCGCTGACAGCCCCCGCTCTTGTCTTTCAGCACACAGGACGCCGTGACAACGCCGGTCCCGGTGTTCCCGGTGGAGGCCACTGGGCAAAGCGGGTTGGAGAGCGGGTTGGAGAGAAACAGCAGCCGGGGAGCGCCGGTTTCAAGGGGATGAGCGAAAGGTGGCGCAGACTGTCTGTGACTGCAGAAACGAAAAAGGGCCCGCCGTAGGCGAGCCCTTTAAATATGGTGGGTCGTGCTGGATTCGAACCAGCGACCAATTGGTTAAAAGCCAAGCAGTTAAAGCGATGCAACCTTTTGTATTTTATGGATTTGCCCCTATAAAATTTCCCCACTTTGCGCGATGCAGTCGGTTTTTTAAGTAACTGTTTCCCTTGAGTTTATTTAACTCGAAACCGCTTTATTGGGGAAAAAATTTCAACCTGTTCCAGGGGCAAGCATCTCCGCCTTATACTGTCCATCCATACAGTATAAAGGTGCATCATGACCACCCTCCTTATCGGCCCTTTCCGGCCCACCAGAACCACCTTGCTGCCCTGCTTCACAGAACGCGTATCCGCCGGTTTCCCCTCCCCTGCCAGGGGGTACATGGAAGACCCGCTGGACCTGAACGACCTGTGCGTTCGCCGCCCAGCGGCCACCTTTCTGATGCAGGCCACCGGCAACGCCATGACAGGGGCCGGGATATTTGATGGGGATGTGCTGGTGGTGGACAGAAGCTTGAAGGCCCGCCACGGGAGCCTGGTGATTGCGGAGCTGGCAGGTGAGCACATTGTTCGCCGGCTTCAGCTGAAACCGCGCCAAGGGCTGCTACCTGAGAATGAGGAATACCAACCGATCTGGCTGGATGACGAAGTGCCGGCACACGTCTATGGTGTGGTGACATGGACCGTCAGGAACCACCGGGGAGGCAAACGCGATGTGCGGGAGGATGGACATCGACGAGGCGCCGATAAAGGAATTTGTGCGGGATACCCTCAATATTGAGCTGGACCTGCACACCAATCACGATTTACGGCCGACCCAGACCGTGGCCACCATCGGGAACGACCGGCAGCAGGTCAATCCCACTTGGGGTATCCAGCCCGCCTGGGCAAAGAAACTACTGATCAACGCCCAGAGTGAAACTGTCGCTGAGAAGAAGACTTTCCGGAACGCCTTTGCCGAATCACGCTGCATGGTGCCCTGCTCTGGCTGGTACGAATGGCGTGATGAAGGCGGGCCCAGAAAGCAGAAGTATCACTTCGCAGCAGCTGACGGGAATCCGCTGCTGATGGGTGGGATTCTGTTTCCCGGAGAAGAAGGCCCGAAGCTGATCACGCTGACGATCGACCCCAACAAGGAATGCGCCGAATACCACCACCGCATGCCCCAGTTCGTGCCGCACCAGCACCTGGAGCAATGGCTTACCGGATCCGTGGAAGAAGCCTTGCAGCTGGTGACGCCGCTGCCTGACGGCAGCGTTCAGATTCAGCGGGCATGATATTCAGCAATAGCTTACAGCCGCCCAACCTGAAATCTGAGAATCTGACCCTGCCCGCCGCCGGCCACTGTTCTCTCCATTTTTTGGGCCAGCGACTATTGTGTCAGCGATCCAGCGGCGGGTTTTTCCTACCGGTACGTACCTATAGGTACAGCACAAAAAAAAACACCCCTCCGCTTTGACTTCATCGAACGTTTGACTACATGCTTATTTACAGAAGGGGGCAGGCATGCCCCTGGAAGGGAAACGGGCCAGCGTTGCAGCGCCAGCCCGTTTGTAACTAAACCAGCTGTAGCTTGGCGATCAAACTAAGGGCTTAGTAAGGTTACTATTTGATGTTGCACTATTGCGCAATAATGCGTCAACAACATCAGGCCCTTTCGCTCGCCATCCTGCAGCCAACAAAGAGGGCTGAGAGATGCTTGTACATCCCCCAGAACCTTTCTGGTGGATCGTGGTGCGATCGCTTGAGCTATTGCTCGTGCTGTTGCGCATGACCCGCAGGAAGTAGCTACAGGCCGGCAGCAATGCCGGCCTTTTCTATGGAATACAGCGGGCGGCCTTGAAATTGAACGAGGCCGCCCCTACCTTCTCTATTCAATTAATAGCACAAGAGGTCCACATGGGACGTGACAAAGCAAAGGACGACAGATTATTCAATTGCAGCGAACCTCATGAGGCAGACTACGTTGCCGGCCTCTACCCAGGCCACGAAGAAGAAGTGCGTGAGCTTCTACAAAAATTATGCCTGGCAGGGGAGATAAAGAACTCTACCCACTTGGAGGTATACCGGCTGATTAAGGAAAAACTTAAACTCTCGATACCTCTAATAAAACTCAGAACCCTAGATAAGCCCAAACCCAAAAAGTAAATACCCAGGCAGTTAGATAGAGCCGCACCGGCTCTATCTACACCTCAACCACCGACGTTGTCAGCGCAGGCACTTCATAAGAAAGCCGCCCATCCTCAATCATCGCTTTCTTGGTAGCCGCCACGCCCTCCCCCTTTACCGTGATATTGGTGCCATCCCGGGTTTGCACGGTGCTGGTACCGTCCCCATTGTTGCTCTGCACAGTCACCACGTAGCGGCCCTCACCCTGCAGCAACCGCCGGAATTTCAGCCATGGATTGCGTGTACTCATGCATTTCGCTCCAGTGTCACTGATTGATAGACAGCCGCTCCACCGGCCCGCTGGGCTGAAATCTGGTTGGCCAGAACCAACCCCATATAATCCAGCTGGCTGTCATCATGGATAACCTTCACCAACATGCCTGGCACCAGAATGCCAGGTGCGGCACCGTTTTCAGGGATGATGACGCTCAGGGTTTCCACCACCTTGTTGCCCGACCCAGCCAGCTCAGCTTTACCGCGGCTGATGGCAGACTGCGAATCAGTGATCAGATCGTCGTAAATATCCGGCATGGGGTCGGTGCCCCCGCTACCATCGCGCTGCACATCGACGGCTTCGCCCTGGCTGATGCCACTCACATAGCAGGCATTGAACGCCGGCGCCGGCTCATACTGGGCAGACCGGCTGCGCACCATGCCGATATAGATCGCCGCATCAGGCGTGGCCGTGCCCCAATCCCAGGGCAGCACTTTGTAGCGCGGCTGGATCGTCCACGAGTCCGCAGCCATCCCTGGCACCATAATCCCGCCTGCGGCCGTCACGATCTGAGCAATCACCTGAGCCGGGCTCTTGTCCCGGTAACTGAGCGCCCCAGCAGGAATTGGCCAGTCTGGCAGATCCAGATTGCCCCCAGTGGGCCAGGTCAGAGTGAAGCCGGTGTTATCGAGCTCAGCATTGGCAGCCTGTGCGGCCGTGGTTGCAATCGAGTTGCTGTAACTACGGGTAGGCGCAAAGGGTGCTGCCATGTACTGGGTCCGGCTCACACCGGAAATCGTGAACTTCTCAGTCGGGAATTTCTCATCGCTGGTGTAGCGCTCGATAGAGAACACCCAGGCATGGCCATTGATTGTCACGCTGATGTCTTTCATGCCGCCGGCCCCCGGCGCCACCAACGCCAGTGACCCCTGGCCATACAAAGTGCCGGAGAACTTCCAGCTCAGGGAATCAATATCCAGGCCGACTGATACTCCCTGCACCTGCAAAGGGGTGCCAGTGGCCACATCAGTGATCTGCAGCGTATTCATAATCAGATAAACCGTTTTGATTTCCGGGGGATCAGCCGGATCAGGCGGCGGATCCACCGGATTCGGCTCCACCGGGTAGGGGAGGTTGTAGTCGTGCCAGATGCTTTGGCCGGCGCCCCAAGGGAACCGGTGCCGGCTGTCGCGCTCGGATGCCTGGCGGGCGGTGATCCGCTTGCTGACGTCGTGCGGCACGATCGGGCGCGCCGCCGCCACGAAACCGAACCGGAACTCGAGCGCGAGCGGATCCAGTACGTCGATCGGGCCGGAATGAGTGGCCAGGGTGACCGTCGTTGCCGTGTCAGTCTGTCGCAGGGCCGCGATCGCGGCCGAGTCGTCATATACCGTTCCGGTCAGGTTCACCGAGTACCAGGGCATACCCTTGGTAGCATCGCGCGCCGGCGTCTTCATGATCCAGGAGCTGATATAACCGGGGCGGTCGATGGCGAAGGCCCGACCCCAGCTGACCGCGTGATTGCGATCGCGCGGCACTGTCTGTGCCCACCGGGCCACACGCTCGGCCTGATTGCAGACTCCAGTCGCCCAGGTGCTGACGTGGACGCTGTCCTGGTGCTCACTGGACTGGAACCGCCCGCCGACCTGCAGATCCTTCTGGATCGCCCGAATCCAGCCCAGGCCCCGCCTATCGTCTGCAGCCGTTGCAGGCGTGATCGTCAGGTTGCACAACAGGGCCAAGGATCCGGCGCGCTGCAGGGGTGCGCAGTATTCCACCGTGAGAGATGGCCTCTCCCAGGGAAACGCCGGGACCGTGTCGTCGGCCAAATCCAGCACCAAGGCTAGCGGATCATAAGGGATCGCGTAGGGCGCGGTATCAAGGTTTAGATCGACGCTGTCCCACTGCTCGACGACATAAGGCACCGTTACGGCTCCACTTCTTCACCCTGCAGGGGACCACTGGCCACCGGCCGGTAGTAGGGGCGAGGACTGAACGTTACGCCGCCGCTCTGCACGCTGGTGCCAGTGCTCCACGCAGGTTCCTCGGCACCAGTCGTGCCGGCAACGGTCACCTCGTAGACGTAACCGTTAGGGATTGACGGGTGAACGATCGCGCCGGCATTCAGGGCAGTGCTTGCCTGAAAGTCATTGCCGTAGTGATCGAGCGCCAGCGCGATTACCGGGCCGTCCCATCCGGTGTAGGTGATATCAAACGCGCCATTGGCGGCGCTTTGCCCGACCGCGACTACCTTGCGGTCGGACGGGTCATCTTTAATAACGACGACGTCACGGGCCACCGGAGTGCCATCGATCTGGACGGTGCCCGCGATATGTGCCTGACCTTCGCCACCACCACCATCCCCACCGGTCTCGTCGACAGCTGTGATCGTGATCTCTACGTCATTGTTTAGATCAATGGCGAGAGCAATATAAGCTTTGCTTTGATCAGTCTTGGTGCCGACCAGCGAAACAATGCTGCCAAGAATCTCACGCGGTAGGCGCAAAGTCTCCTGGGCGGATCTAAATATCCTGACGCCCGCAATCGGCTGCCCTTCGGCCACGGGCTGCATAGCAAGAACGGGATCAGGATCTGTGTCATTGATATTGAGATCCAGATCCACCCAGCCGAGTGAAGATTCGTATGCGACGACAAAAAAAGGGTTTTCAATGGCCATTGTCACCACCAATCCGGGTGATCTGTGACACCGCATTCATAAAGATCATTCTGGCTAAAGCTCCAGGGAATCCATGTATAGCCACCGATTGTTGCCGGCTCCAAACTCCAGCTTGCGCCCCTCCATTCGTTATAGTTGATCCAGAAGTAACCTTGCGAACCAGACTCCCCTAGCTGGCAAATCCCAGGCAAGGAACAAAAATGATAATCGGCATACAGCGAGCTGAGACTCGATGGTTTAGGCACATCAGAGCCCTTGTAGGAGCATAAGGCAGGCAGCAAGGCGCGAACGGAACTCAGCGGATTTCGCTTGTAACGATCAAAATCTAGACCGTAGGGTTCAAAATCGGAATTGTTAGCGGCAGAAGGCAAGGTACCCATAGGTGTTCTCAGCCCCCAGAAATTAGAAAGCGACTGCTGAGATCCGCCGGTAGCGTTTACAGCGGTGGGCACACTCCCCCCCCCGAATCCAAGAAAGAAGTTTCCAGGATCATCGCGCAACAGGTCTGGACTTTTTACGGCCCCTACAAAAAGCTGCGGGTAGTAACTGCCTTTCGCATTGTTAAGGCTATCACTAGCATCAACGCTTGAGTGGCCCTCAGGATAATGGGACAAGAACCAGAACGCCTTATCGTCAGCCACAACGGTCCAAGCAATGTTTGATGCCTGGCTGGATTGAAAGGTGTTCACATATAGACACGCAACAGCATCAGAGCTATTGCCTGGCGCCGGAATCCGCTCGTGCTGCCAGCCATTGACGCCCTCACTGACGACGCCGGGCCAACTGTCGTCATAAATGGAGCCCACACCGGGCGTTGTGATCGAGTCCCAAATAAACAGACCGACGCTTACAGATGCCCATGTCACAACCTCAAATACGCCGTTGCCATTAGATAGCCCGATCCGGCGCTTCTGGACTGTCGTGTCCTCGTAGTCCACAGACCAGCCTGCCGCCGGCTTACTACCATAACCGTCGACAAGGCAGGCCTTGAGGATATCCATAAAAGCGCTTGCCGCCGCGCCATTCGTGGACGACGCCGGGTAGGAGGGCGCCCCTGCATCGGTGCTGCGGTAAACAGTAGCCATCAGTTGTGATCCCCTCGCAATTCGATTTTGAGCTGGTCGTCGTCGACGGTGGCCTGACCCGGGAGTACGGTCCGGATCATCCAGAGCGGCGCGGCAGCGGCGTCAGTGTCGAAACGCACGGTATTACCCACGGACCAGCCGGAACCCCAGCCGTCTGCTAGGATCGTGAAGTAAGGCGTCCCGGTCTGGGGGTTTGTGGGCGAGAAGTCGGCAGCCGTGGATCCAGTGGCCACCAGGCCGCGCTGCTCGCCGTACAGCTCAAAAGCTGTCGTGCTGGTGAACTTGATCTTCCAGCGCTCCGGGACGCTGCCCCGGTTGTCGATCGCTACCGGGTAGGCGATCAGGTTGTACTGCGCGGTCGTTTCCTGCCCTTCTCCATCGTAATCGCCCGGGTCGACGGTGTAGCTGGCCCAGCCGCGCACGCGAGCCTGAAGGTCGCCCAGGTACACAGCAGAGGCGACCCAGGTGTCACTGGCTGGGAAGTCGTGATACAGCGGCTGGGCAAGCTGCAGGGTGCCGTCGATGCGCGCCTCAGTGCACAGAGCCATGTCGTCGATTCGGTGGACAAAGTGCAGGTCACCCGTCAGCGGGTTGCTTTCACCATCCTGAGCGGTGAATGGGTTGGCCAGAGTCACAGTGCCCGCATCCTTATCCAGCGCATACATGGCCGGATCCAGGCGAACCCCCTCGTCGTCCTCAATCCAGGCGTCGTGTAGCTTGTCACGGCCAGCATTGACGACCAGGTCAGCCGCCGGCGAGTCAATCAGATCCGCCTGGGTGTGTGTCAGGACCAGAATATCGGCATCGCGCATGATTGGGACACGCCCGTCCGCCGGCAGCCGCACTGGGTCAAGTCCCAGAATTTCAGGATCGAGGGGGATTTGCTTAAAACTGATCGCGTTATAGAACAGGCTCTCGGCGGTCACCGGCTCTGGGAAAGTAATTTCAGCAATACCGTCCTGCAGGGTGACCTCACCAGTGATGCCATCGCCAGTAATCACACCCTGGTTATCAGCTTCGCCGTTATATTGCTCTCCGGTCTCGAAGTCATCGGCCCGCACGGTAAAGCCATTGGGGCGAAGCGGTGACGCTATGGTCCGGAAGGTAGACCCCTTGAAGACACTCCAGTCATCACCGATAAGGATGCTGATCGGCGTTACTGTGGCGTTTGGCGGTCGACCATCGTAAGTGGTGATGACACACAGCGAGGTCGTGTAATTGATCGTGCCAAGAGCGATACCAGTTCCGGTAGTCGTGTTGAAGTTGCGCAACAGCCTCCCCTCGGCATCATCAAACCAAAGCTCACCACCGATATCGAGCACCACACTACCCGGCACAATCGGCGAGCTCTCAGAGAGGTAGAACCGCCAATCGTTTTCCTCACCCGTAAACTGGTCCTGGCTGACCTGCTGGGCACCAGAGGCCAGCTGATAGTTGACATCAACATCATGGCTGCGAATTACCTCAGTCTCCACCGTGGTGTTATAGGAAGACGAGGTATTACCTAACGACGCCCCAGTCACCATCCGAACAGTTGCCATGCTCCGCCCCTTATGCGTTTACCTGTCTGAGGAAAGTGTTACCGGCAATCACAATTTCACCGGTGGAATAATTCACAGTGCCAACGAACACTAAATCGCGGCGGCTCACCAATGAGCCATTACCGTTGTCTGTGATCCAGTGGGACTGATCCACGAAATTAGAGCTCAGGGTCTGGCCGGCCCCATCTTTCACAGTCCGCTTCACCGATTTAATGATCGTAAAGTCCACCGACCCCGGTTCAATATCGGACTCTGTTTGCATGACGATATCGGCCTTGTTGTTGTTATCCGGAACCGTTGTGGTAGCAGTGAGAGATTGATCGCTGATATGCGTGTAATCCGCCGTCACCAGATCATCCGGGACAACCTCAGTGGTTATCTCTATTTGCCCGATCCAGTAGTTAATACGCCCGGTAGCATCGCCCGTGATAGTGCCATCACCCGCCACATCGGTGGCCGTCATGGGAGTGCCACCTACATCCCAAGAAAGAGTGACTGACCCGGGCACTACCTGCCCATTGGCCAGCTGCATCACCAACGGAGTGACTCCGTCGTAAGCTTCAGGATCATGCACATACAGGCTGCTTTCAGTCCAACGGTAAAAAATGACAGAACCAGCGTCGGGTTGCGCCTGAAGAGTGGCCACGATACTGCCGGTGTCATAGTTCACTTGGCCCGACCCATCCCCGCGCAGGTTGCCAGTGCCATCATCCTGCAGTTCATACCACTTACCCAGGTACTGATAGCTCAGGTTGAACGACATGGGCGCCGGCGGCGGATCCAGGCTCAACACATAATTGAAGTTGCGGTTTGATTCCTCGATATCAATTCGCCCGGTATTGGGGATTTGTTGACGCAAAGTACCGGGCCGGTAGGTCAGGTTCACCACTGAAGAGGAAGAGCTAAACAACCAGTTAATCAGGCCCGTCCGGTAGTCAATCTGAGTTCCTTCTAGCGCACCTTGAATCCCGCCGCTATTGAGGAAGACACCACCTTTATCGGTATAAGTCTCTCCACTTACTGTGATATTAAGCGAACCAGGCACCATCGCCGTGGGCATGGTGGAACTGGTCCCACCCTCCACAGTTACCTGCATTGAGATATTGCCAGGCCCAGAAGGGACAACCTGACTGACAAAACCGCCGGGCCGCTGATCAATAAATGGCGTCTCATTGCTAGCCGTTGGAATGATCGGTGCGAAAGTCTCAGATACCACGATGGATGACGCCCCGCCTGCAGCAGGCTCAGCAAGGTTAGTCGAACCAAAATACTTTGCAGAAGTGGCAGGTTGCGTACTGTAAATAAGTGAAGGGCCAGCAGGTTTCGGATTCGGGTCTCCCGCAGGGAAGTCTCGCTTCAGCTCCGCAGAAAGCTCCAGAATGTACTGGTCGGCCTTGAAAGTCCGAATATCACCGCTGCTCACCTGGTAGGTGAACGTCTCTTCGGTACGCTCCACGTTGAGAATTTTGATGAACTGCTGGGAAGCAAGATCCTGCCCTTCCTGAAGCAACAATGTCTCTCCGATCTCTGGGGCAGTCACGTTGTTCACACTCGGGGCATAGCAGATGATCGTGCGCTGCCCTTGGAGCTGGGTGCCACGGAGTGCAAGAGCGGTAACAGGCCCAGGAATAACGAACGACTCAATACGCTGCCGAGCCTGCCCTCGCTCATCGTAAAAGTCTTGGGTCGTGAAAAGCAGCCCCGAGACGTTCGGATCCAGGGGCTGCGCGCTCAGGATTGAATGTGCATCCAGGTACAAATCCGCCGTGGCAGTATCCACCTTGAGAAATGCCTTTCTCAGGCTCACATTGCCGTAAGTGCGGTTAACACGGGAGATATCCTCAAACAGGTTGTTGATATCGCCGTCGATCACCTCAAGGCCGGTCATCTGCCCGCCACCGTCCTCGTTGTCGCTCAGCCGCTCTGGCTGCATCAGCTTGATATCATCACTGGTAATCGGCACGAATTCGCTCCTTTATTGCGGGGGCTCAACGGTGTGTAATCTCAACGTGGCGACATACCAGGCGCCAGGCTCAAGACTGATATGGGTGCTCCCTTTAATTGGGGTAGCATCAACAGCGACTCCCCGCGTACGGTCGAATGCCACGTAAAACTCCCGACCATCGTCAAGGGTGAGCGCCATTGCCGCGTTACCGGCCCCTTCCTTAGTTATCAATGCATCCAGAGTGCCCCTGGGCAGCCAGCCACTCAGGGTCACCGGGCGGCCATAAAGCTTCACACCAGACTGAATGATCAGCCCGCCCGTAAGCCCGCGCTCTTTTTCCTCGGCCATCTGGTTGAAACTGAACTCATCATCCCAGAGCAGGTTGTCGGTCAGGTCGATTTCATCCAGCGTCACTGCGTTGCCCTCATGCCGGTTTCATTCAGAAAATCCAGCAGCTTATTCACGTCTTCAGGGTCCCCGCTAAGGTTGGCGTTGCTGCCGTTGGGTAGTGTGAATTCCACTTTTTGGGTTGGCCCGCCAGACGGAGCGCCAGAGGATGGGTTTCCAGCTTGTTGTTGCGCATTCTGGAAGCGCTCTTGCCGGGCCGCCGCTCGCTGCTGGCTTTCTTCCTGCCGTAGTTCCTGCATTCTCTGCTGGTAGATCTGCTCATTGATCTGCATCGCCTCGGCATATTCCCGTGCCGCCCGGCTGGCGCCCTGTTCCTGCGCCGCTTCCATTTGCCGCTGAAGCTGCTTTTGCCGCTCCTCAAACTTACGACGCTCAATATCCTGAGCGGTGCCGGTCATCTGAATAAGTTCCGTGCGCAGGCTTTCCGTGGTGCTCTCCGCGCTGTCAGCCAGGCCATCCAATTGCTGCTTGGCACTGGCGATGGCACTTTTGAGGGTTTCGAGCTTCTCCTCGCCCAACAGTTTGGCGCCCTGCTTGGCTCGGCTAGCCGCATTGAGGAAGCTGTTCAGGTTGCCGCTTTGCGCAGCCATGGCCCGGTCGTAATTTTCCTGCGCTGCTGTCACCTGCTCCTGTACCGCTGCCTTAGCCTGGTAAACAGCCTTCAGCCAGGAACCAATACTCAGCACAGCAAACTGGGTTTGCTCTTTATAAAGGCGATCAAAAAGCTGCCCGGCACCTTCACCGGTCTGGTAAAACGTATCTCGAATGCCATAGAACATCCGCAGCAAAGCGGCCCCGGCACTGCCAGCTTTATCGGCTCCCTGTTGGGCCTTTTCTCCCGCCTGCTGCGCGGCCTGGCCTTGCTGTTGATATGCCTGACTGGTGTTCTTAGCCGCTTTAGCCTTCTGCTGCTCGCCTCGGGTGGCGGACTCTGTGGTTTTTTGGTGCGCATCGATCGCGGCCTGGGTGCGCTTCAGGGTTTCATTAGTAGCAGCCGCCACTTCGCGCATAGCTTTTGCGTATTCACCCTGAGTCAGAATGTTGTCTTGCATGGCCTGATCCAGTTCCCTGATCAGCGCAGCACCACCGGCTTCTGAATCAATCGATGACAGAGCTGCCCGAAAGGCCTCCATCATTACCTTGGCAGACTGCTCACTTTCCAGCCCAGCTTTTGCAATCTGCTTATTGATGGACTGGAACTTGGTTATGGCCTCCTTTTCCAGTTCGGTGATGCCGCCGGTGATCTTGCCCAGGTCGAGGTCGAGTTCTTTCAGGGCCTCACCCAGCTTACTGCGCGCTGCTCGCGCCGCACGATCAGACGCCGAGACTTGCTTGTCAGAGGCCTTAACCGCTGCCGCCACAATCGCGTCGTAATCCTTTTCAGCAGCTTCTGCAGTACCTTTGCTTGCTGACTTTTGCGCATCTGCTGATTTTTCGGCCTCGTCAGCGAGCCCACCGAACAGGTCAGACCCGGCATTCTTTATGTCCTGTAGGTCCTTCTTTACCCCGTCGGCGAAGTCCTGGCCTGTGCGCTGTGCCTTGTCAGCAAAGGCCCGCAGGTCCGCAGCCAGCTCATCACTGCCTAACGCACCCAGCAAGGTGGATAGCCCGCCCGCAACCGCGGCGGCGGAATGGGTGATAGATGTGGCCGCCACCTGCCACAAACCGGTAACGATGTTCACCCCGATACGGGTAACCGCTACCACCTTCTCAGTTACCGTGATTACCGATTCCAGAGCGGTAGAGACATTCTTGGCAAAGGTATTGATAGACCCGTCAGCAGCTGCCTCCCGCAGGGTAGTCAGCAGATCTTTCATGCGTGTTTTCAGGGAATCCAAGGCCCCTGATTTAGCGGCCAGGGCGAAGAAGTCAGTGAGCTCCTTCCGCAACGAGGTCATCAGGCCGGCAAACCCGCTGATACGATCAGCGCCAGCCCCTTCTGACATCCGACCCAGTTCATCGATCAACTGGGTAAGCACTTCGGTACCCAGCTCGCCATCACTAGCCATCTGGCGAATTTCACCGCCAGCCCGGCCAGTGATGTTGCCCAGGGCCTCCATGATCGGGATGCCTGAGTCGGTAATGCTGTTCAGCTCTTCCAGCTGAAGCCGCCCGCTCTGCCATGCCTGGCCAAGCTGGGTAATCACCGTGTCCAGTGTCTGAGCACCGCTGCCGTATTTGGCATTGGCATCGATCAGGCTTTGCAGTGATCCATTCAACGGATCAATGCCAGCAACCTTTAAGCGCCTCGCAGCCTCTGCAGTAGCACCCAGGCTCTGGCTATTTCGCTCCGCAATGCGGTCCACTTCCGCAAGGACTTCACGCCCCTGTTCCACGGAACCATAAAGCGCACCGAACTGACGCTCCAATTCCTCCAGATCACTGCCAGCAGTGATCAGCTTTGTGAGGCCCGCTCGCAAGGTCTGGAATACACCTACCCCAGCCACCAGGCCCAGCAACTTGCCCTTCAGTCCGCTCATGGCTGAGCCAAAGCGGTTACCTTCCCCGCTCGCACGGTCCAGCGCCGCAGCATGCTGCTTGGCTTCTTCCGTGGCTTGGCTCAGTTCCTGCTGAGTTTGTTTCAGCTCTTTCTGGATCCGGTCTTCCGCCTGGCCCAGCTCATTGGTATCAATGCCGGCTTTGTCCAGGGTGCGGGTGTACTTGGCCAGCTCCCGCTGGCTGCGGTTATATTCCGTGGTGGCAATGCTCTGCGCTGTACGCGCCTGCCTTACCTCAAGTGCATACTCCGCTTGGGTCTGGCCTGCCTTCCGCCCTTCCTTGCGCAGGCGCTCATAAGCAGTAACGTGCTTTTCCAGTTCCTTGGTGGCCGCTTCAGCAGCCTCCTCAGAGGCTTTCAGCCCCCGCACAGCGTCCTGCTGCTTACCCAGATCCTGCAGCTCTTTTTCAAGCTCCTCCGCCCTCTCGGTTACCTCACGTAGCGAATCAGCCGCCGGATCGGCGTCTTTGCTGATCGCGTTCTTTGCGCGCAGTACCAAGCTGATTACGGCATCTTTCAGCGCCACGGGAGGTCTCCAGAAACAAAAAGCCCCGGAGGATGCGGGGCGTCAGAGGGAAGGGTTACTGCTGAGCTCAGTCAGGCATGATCACTTCAAAGGGGCTGGCTTTGCCGGCCGGGGTGCGCAGGTTGCCACTCAGCTGACCATTCACGAACTCATCGCTCATCAGGTCCATGGCTTCACTGGCATTCAGGATCGCTTCATGCACGATCACCCGAGCTTTCTTGCCGGTCGCCAGGTTCTTGCCTTCCAGGATGATGTGCCGCGGCTTCTGGATTTCCGTGGCGCCCAGCACCTTGGTGCCGGATTCGGCGTTGTAGTCATAATCTACTTCTACCGCGATGGCGGCAGCCGCATCCAAGGCTTTGATCATGCCGGCGTCAGCATCGACTTCGTAATCATCGCCTTCAACCAGGTCGGTGGGCCCGGTTGGGTCAGTGACAACAACAGAGGCACCATCAATGTTGGAATGCGCCAGCTTGACCCACTGGCCCTCTACCAACGTAATTGCTTCATCAGTCACGCTACCGGCAGTGACCGAGTGAGACGCGCTGGTGCCACCCAGAGCTTCAGCCAACAACACCGCCGGCAGGGAGTCGAAGGAAATGGACATCTGGGCCGGATCGCCCGGAATGTTCACTACGTCCAGCGCCTGGCCATAGGAGGCAGGCTGTTTGGAAACGCGGTTGCGGACCTCGGTGCTGGGCGGGGTCAGCTCAAAGCTGGGGACGTTGATAGGGCCGTTGAAAGCGCCGATAACGCCCTGCTCTACCGGGGCAATGAATACCTTGCCGGCGAAGATGAGGCCGGTGTCCTGGTAAGACATGATTATCTCCTTTGGCGCAGGGCGCCGATGATTCAGG